TTGTATAGTCGTGCCGCGTGGGCAAAGTCTCCCAAGTTTCCTTTGGGATTAGTAAGACCTTTGCCAAGGTTATCTAAAAAGCCGGTTAAAATACTCATAACAATATTTATCGATTAGAATAAAGTGGAGAGATAATAAAAAAGGACACCGAAGTGTCCTTTTAAAGCTCCCGGAATTAGTAGCTGTTAAGCACCACCAGTTACGAATGTGCCTAAGCTACGACCGACCGCTGTACCAACGCCTGTTCCTACTGGGCTTTGGATTGCATTATCATAACGAATAGCCAACTGGATAGTTACTGGTTCGTTATTTGCGTATGCTAGAGTTTGATAGTTTGCGTTCTTTACATAGCAACCATAGATTTCCCATGTTTCAAGAACGTTAGCTGTGTTAGCACCGTTACCACCGTCTAGAATTTCAATTCTAGTTGTGAATTTGTAATCGATACCAGAAGCCGCAGAACTTTGCTCATAAAAGTCAAATTGTTTCTGTAGTTGTTCGCCAACAAGTTTTTGCACTTGACCTGTAACGTCATCACGTAAGTTAATAGTGATGTCGTTCCATGTGTGCTTACCTGCTAGACGCACTGTTGAGTTATAAACATGAATGTCTACATCAGCAAAATCCAATGTTGGTCTTGTGATATCGACAACTTGCTTTGTTAGCTCAGTTGTTGGTGTTGATACGCCAAAGTTTTCTAGTGATACTCTAAAACGATATTGCAGTTTAGGCATCAACAAGCCTTGAGTGCTTGATGATTGATCACTTACTAAGGGTACTGTTAGTTTGCTTAATGTTGAAATAGACATTTGTTGTCTCCCTTATATGTATTTATTAATTGCCTAACCCTGCAATTTCACCAGTGTTCTTCAAGCGCACTGGAATGTAAATAAATTCCACTGCTTTTACTGGTTCAATAGCAATGTCTACGTGCAGTTCGCTACGATCAATTCTGTTAGGTGTATTGTTACTTTCGTCACAAACAACTAAGAAGTCGTATAGAGCACGTTGACCAACTAGTTCTAACAATAGGCTTTCAACCTGTTGTTTGATTTCGTCACGTGTAATCTTATCGTTAGGTTCAAAGATATAAGGCTTAGCTAGCTTGTTCAACTGATTACGTAGGAAAATTACCAAACGTGCTACGTTGATACGATCTAAAGCACTTGCACCTTTAGCACGAGTCTTCTGACCAAAGTTAACTAGACCAGCACCTGTAAAGTATGTAATAGGATTAACTTTTACATTATACAATGTGTCACGTTGTCCGTCATTTAGTGCAACTGATTTGAACTCGCCTTCGCTTGTAACATAACCAACTGATGTTGCGTTTGTAACATTACCACGACGTGTTCCTGCTGGAGCAAACCATGGATAAGCAACTTGGTCGTTTAGAGCAAACGTTCTTAGAATCATGTGACTTGGAGGAACTGCAATGTTACGTCCAAAGTTATCACTTGTGAAGCCCCATGGATAGAACACACCTAGATATTCATCAAAGCTAACTAGACCGTTATCGTTGTCTTCTAATGCACCCATTAGGTTAGTACCCCAGTTGTTTAGGTTAGTAGCACTTGGCTCTAATCTAGCTGGTGTATCGCCAACAACAAACGCTGTTAGTCCACGATCGTTGTTTAGGCTAACTAGTTCGCCAATTAGCTCAGGATAACCTGGGCAAGCTAACAAGTTAAAGCTGTTACGTTCTGTATCGCGAATTTCTTGGTTTGTATTAACTGTCTTTTGTAGACTTTGGATAATAACTTTACGTTGTGCGTGACGACCAAAAGAACCACTGCCGTCTGTTTGATTTGCACTTTCTGTTACCCAACGATCAGCAAAGTAGTTGGTCATTGTTTCGCCATCGCCTGCGCCAAAACGTCTGTTAATTGCAGTGCTGTCAATGTAGTTACGAACATAACGCTTGACGTTAAATCCGCTACGACGAGTGTTCCATAGCAACATACCTTCTGGGTATAGTGCAGGATCTGGACAGTCAAAGTCTACAAAGTTTTCACTTAGTAAAGTAACAATACTTGCTGGCTCGTAAGTGCTGTTAGTTGGCTCACCGGTATCTGTCCAACGTGCATCTGCAAATACAATACCATTTTCTGTTGTTTGATCAGTTACATCAACTAGATCCCAACGCTTAAAGCTGTTGTTCCAACGCTTCAATAATGGATAGTTTTCTAAATCACTAGTATCAACCCATAGATCAAGATCAGCTGGAGTTGATGGAGCTGTTGGGCTAACTGTTGGGCCATCTTCGTTTGTATCACTTGTTGGTGCATAGTTTTTATAACCAACCCAATCTGTACCGTCGTTGATCATAATATCAACTTCATCTACTACAGAGCTATACCATAATTGACCATCTGTTGTTTTAGTAGTTGGTGCAGTATCGCTAATGAAGTACATGACGCCTACTGGAATCATACTCCATGTTGTGGTTGTGTTTCTATATTTTACTACAAATGTTGCAAGACCAGCATCATGTTGTACATATACTGTGTTAACTTTGATGCCTGAACCTGTGTAATTACGGTTAGCATCAGCAGTAGGATCGCCTGCAGGATTTATTAGAGTAAAGTTTAGTGGATCAATGGCCTTGTTTGCGGCTTGATCATTAGCGTATACAGGAGCAGTTAACTGTTCCCATAAACGAGTTGCACTGTTATATGTCTTAACACGCCATCTTGCACCAGCATTTGGCTCAGTAGTTTTAATCCATACAGAACCTGTTGGACGATTGTCTAAAGAAGTCTTGTATTGTGGAACTTGTGTGTGCTTGCTGATCTGTAGCTTAGGTGCCATGTATTCTGCAGGAGCAATACCAAGTGCGCTTAATAGTGCGCCGCCTGTATCAGCAGTTCCTGTAAATGTAAATGTTGTAATTGCACCAGTTGATACTCCAGTAACTGTTATTTGAATATCATGAGTAGTGTTTACACCGCCTACAGTTGAACCTTGAATCTTAATAACGTCACCAACTGTATAGTTAGTACCGCCTTCAGTTCTAGTTACAGTTGTGTATGTTCCATTAGCGCCATTACGAACTACTGTAAATTGAGCTCCTGTAGCGGCTGGGTTAGTTACATTGTCTGGAACGTGTACTGTTGTGCGACCAAGATATGTTACACTTGATGGTTCTGTGATAGTCAAGCTGTCAGTACTTGCGCTAACTGTAAAAATTTCTAGTTTACCAACTGAATTTTTTCTAGCACCAAATGGTCCGTTAGCATTATTAAGATCAGTAACTACGCTGTCAATTGTACCACCTGTAATTTCAACGTTAACTGCATTAATAGTGAAAGTAGAACTTGGTAAGCCTGTTACTGTTCCGCTTGTTTGGCTGATAGTTGGCCATGCTTTTGCCCACTCGTTTGAACCAACATGTGCCCAAACGCCTTCGCCTACTACAGGTGCACCGTTTGCATTGTATGCGCTCTTGTAGTAAATTTCAAGATTATTACCATCTGGAGCTATTGCATATGTACCAGCGGCAATGCCGTCTGCGGCATGTTCAGCAATTCCGTCTAAAAATACTAGGGGAACTTGGTTAGTAAATGACTGACCACCAGCTGTTGCTGAGCGTCCGTCCCACTGGAAAACACCATATGTTGAGCTAGCAGTATCTAACCAGAAAGTTCCATCATTTGGTTCACCGCCTGGTGCTTGTGCTCGTGCTTCTAATTCTGTTAAATTGATATCTGCGCGAACTACTAGTGCAGAGTTACTTATTCCTAAGAATGAATATGCGGCTTGTAGACCGTATTCGTTTAGTTCACCAGCATGAATTGGATTGTTGTTTGTATCCTTCTTGAATACTGGATCGCCGAATGTCTCAGCGAGTTCACGCTGACTTGTAATTGTATATACTGTGCCTGCTTTCGCCGCTGTAGTTCCTAAAGCTGTTCCTGACCCTGATGATGGTGTCTTGTCTGCACTTGTGGCCACAACAAATAGTGGTCGAGTGCCTGGTTCAGCGGTTGTGTAAAAACTTTCGTCGATTACAGAAACCTGTACGCCTGGTGATATTAAAGCCATTTTATGGTCTCCTTCTTACTGTTAATATTTAGCAGGTATTTGGTAAAACAGCTACTTATAACACTGAGAAAAGGGCAGAAAAAGGGCTAGTATAAATACTAGATGCGACCACTATGCAATATATGTAAAGAACGACCTTGTGCTGTCAACTATTACAAGGATACAAAGCCTTTCTATAGGTCTAAGTGTGACGGATGTGCTAGAGGTACAACTCCTAGTCAACCACGCTGGCATCAACTAGGCTATCGTAAGAAAGATATGTGTGAGAAGTGTGGCTATAAAAGCAAGCACACAGAACAGTTTAATGTCTTTCACATAGACGGCGATCTTAACAACTGCCGTCCTGCAAATCTCAAGACAGTGTGTGCAAACTGTCAGCGAGTCCTACATAAAGAGGGCGTTCGTTGGCGTCAAGGTGATTTGGTACCAGATTTCTAACCTGTGTATACAAGTCATCTATAGTGGCATTATTATCTAAGATGTGATCAAACTTAGTGCCTACCCAAGCAGTTTCGCTAGCATGAATTTTGCTACGTTTTATACGTTCACTGCTAATAGCATAGCTCATGTTACGATCGCCTTCATTCATGTTTACAGCATCTTGATACCAATCAGGTAGTTCTCCACGCTGTACCCATACAATCTCGCCGCCTGCATTACGTATTGATTTGATCTCGTTAGGAAAACGGCAGTCGCTGATAACAATGTCGTCTTTTGAGTTGCGGAGTTTGTTTTCTAAGCTGGCAATCCAAATATCATCATGGAATGCTTTGCGGCATACTTCTGTACCCCAATATTGCAGGATCCAACGTGGGGTTAAATGTGGCATCTTTAGGCGTTCTGCCCACCACGGGTCTACTTGTTCGCGCCATTCACGGGCCTGCTTAGTGCGTCCTTCTAGCATGGTACGGTCCCAACCAAATACCTGTGCTACTGCGTCTTTAAGTGTATTTGCAAAAGATTCTCGACGGAATCCGTGAAAGTTAGTAAGATAATCAGCAACAGTATCTTTGCCCGAACCAATAAAACCACATACACCTATAA